TTCTGCTAACATATAATGTGAATATACTTCCATAATTGCATAAAGATTATCTAAATTATGTCTTAACCAAATAACATTGTTTACTTTTAATTCGAATGTATTTTTATTATTGCGTGTTATTTCTAAATTATTAATTTTATCTTCTACAATATGTGGAGATTCAAATTTTAAATTTTTTAAAAATAATTTACTAACATTAATCATTAATTATCTTAACATCATCCAAGAGGTCAAAATATATTTTTCACCAGATAGTGGTGGATTACCTCTATGTAAATATGGAAAGGCTGCAGGCCATATAACTATTCTACCGGTTTTAGGTTTTACTCTTTTTGAAAAATGTAAAAACTCTGTTTCACCGCCATCTTCTACATCATTTAGATATATAGAAAAAACAAAAGCACGTGGTTCATTTTCATATCCTTTTCCATGTTCAATATGCCAAACATGATAACCTTCCGTTGGTAAAGTTTTTTGTATTTTTAAAGATGTAAAATGAAATGGAACTCCATAAGCTTCTTTAGCTCCTGTGTGTTCAACATAATGATTAAATGCTATATCGAAGTTTAGCATCATAGGTTTTAATGACTGCCACCAAATATCTAGATTATTTTGAGATGCGAAAAATTGTTGATCTTGTTTTATTAATGTAGATGATTTTTCTGATGCAATTCTATTAATTGTATTATTAAATTTATTTTGATCCTCATATAATTTAATGGCATAATCACATTGTTGTTTTGTAATGTAATTATCATACACTCCAATAAAATTGCTTATATTAACTGTTTTTTCGTTGTTCATTTTTTTCATATATTTTTACTGCTTCATTATATTTTTTATCATAAGCATGATCAGTAAATGGACCATTTTGATTTACATAATGAAAAAAAATTTGAGCCATTCCTTCTCCTTTATATATACCGGGACGACCATGTTTTTGTTCAAAGCCAGCATATATTAATCCATCACCTTCTTCGAGTTCAAGAGATGTTCCTTCAATAATAATTGGCCAATTATCATATTTTTTTACACAAGCAGTAACAGATATTTCACATGCGGGCCTATCTATATGTTGTTTCAAGTATCCACCAAATACATAATATCTCCAATAAGTAAAAGTAGGAAATAATTTTAAATTAGATTCTTTTTCTACTAAAGGTAATTTGATGTCCAAAAAAGAAAGCATCAATGGATCGCGAAACCAAGCCGGAGAGAAAGATTGTCTATCAGATGTCATGCCTTTGTTTTCATCTAATTTATGAAAACAATACTTTTGAAGAATATTTAACTCTTCTTTTGTTAAAAAATTTTTTATTAATTTATAATCTACTGCAGCCATGCAACTATATTATACCTTGTTCCTTTCGTAATAGGTTCTATTTTATATGGATACATATAATTACTTGGAAAAAATACAATAGATCCTTTATTTAATTTTAATCTTTTTATTTCTTTTTCTTTTTGATCTGTAAAAATTAAATCTCCTCCCTCATACTCATCATTTAAATTTATAATTATACTTAAATTCCTTAGAGCACTTGTGAAATGGTCTGCGTCAATTTCATATTTACCACCAGAATTATATTTTAATAAATCTATCTGACTAATTTTTGAACTCATCACCATAGGGAATTTTGCTTTATAGAAAGTATATAATCTTTCTATTTCTTTCTTTATATAATTCCAGTAAAAAATATTTGTAGGTGTATCAAAATTTAAATGAAAACCTTTTACGTTTTTTATATTGGTATTTAAACCAATTTCAGTTATTAATTTTTTTTTAGCTTTTTTATTTATTAGAGGTATTATTTTATCTATAAAACTAGGAGAAACTATATTTTTTAATTCAACAATTGCTTCTAAATGGTCCATAATTATGTTACTTTCATTCTCTAAAAAACTATTATATAGTAAGTTATATGCTACAAAAATTAAATTTCAAGCCTGGTTTTAACAAAATGGTCACAGATTCAGGAGCTGAATCTCAATGGGTTGATGGTGATTTTGTTAGATTTAGATACGGACTACCTGAAAAAATAGGTGGCTGGAATCAATTGACTATACAATATAAAACATTGCCAGGTGTGGCACGTGCGCAGCATGCATGGACATCTTTAGCAGGTGAAAAGTATACCGCTATTGGTACCTCACAGGGTTTATTTTTATACTATGGTGAAGATTTTTATGATATCACTCCTTTAGATACAGCAATCACTGGAGCTGACTTTGATGCTTCAACCGGTTCACCAACCGTTACAGTCAATAAAACTTCACACGGTTTATCTGATGGAAGATATGTAACATTTTCTAGTGTTACAGTTCCAACCGGATCAGGGTATGCTACAACAGATTTTACAGAAAATACTTTTGAAGTATTAAATTCAACAGATAATACTTTTGAGATTACGATGCCATCTAATTCAGCAGGCACGACTTCTGGAACAGGGTCTGCAGAAATTGATCCTTATGTAGAAGTTGGTCCAACATTTCAAACCGCAGGTTATGGTTGGGGAACAGATACATATAGTGCATCAACTTGGGGCACGGAGCGTACAACCAGTGATGTGATTCTGGATCCAGGCATCTGGAGTTTAGATAACTTTGGTCAAATATTAGTTGCAACTATTCACAATGGTAAAACATTTACTTGGGATGCAGGAGCCTCAGGTGCAAGAGGAATTAGAGCAGCAGTCATGAGCGGTGCACCTACTGCATCAAGATTAACACAAGTATCAGACAGAGATAGACATGTATTTCATTTTGGAACAGAAACAACCATCGGTGATCCAACAACTCAAGATCCAATGTTTATAAGATTTTCAAATCAAGAAGACTTTAATACGTATGCACCAACTGCAACAAATACTGCAGGAACATTTAGAGTCGATAAAGGAAACGTTATTGTAGGAGCAGTATCTGGTAAAGATTATACATTAGTATTAACAGATAGTTCTGCTTATGTAATTCAATTTGTTGGTCCACCATTTACATTTAGTGTTAAACAAGTTGGTACAAATTGTGGTTTGATTGGTCAACATGCACTGACATATTCTAATGGTGTTGTCTTTTGGATGTCAGGTGAAGGTGGATTTTTTATGTACGATGGTACAGTAAAAGCAATACCATGTTTAGTTGAAGACTTTGTATTTACAACTACAGGAGATAATTTAGGTTTAAACTTTAACGCTAATCAAATTGTTTATGCAGAACACAATACTTTATATAATGAAGTAAATTGGTTTTATGCAAAATCAGGAGAAGATCAAATTACTAGATGTGTTACATATAATTATGGAGAAAACTGTTGGACAACATCATCATTAGCTAGAACATCTTATGTTGACACAGGTGTATTTGATTTACCTTATGCAACCGAATATGATTCAACAGCTGTACCTAATTTTCCAATACAAGGTATTACTGCAAAATATGGAGCATCAACTTATTATGCTCATGAAACCGGAACCGATCAAGTCGATTCATCGGGCACAACTTCTATTGATGCATTTATACAATCAGGAGATTTTGATATATCTGCTAGACGAAGTGCTTTAGGAGGCTCAACCGGTCTTGCTGATTTAAGAGGTGATGGTGAGTTTATTATGTCTATGAAACGATTTATACCTGATTTTAAAGTATTAACTGGTAATTCAAAAGTAACACTATTATTAAACAACTATCCAAGTGATACAGCATCTAGTTCACCTCTTGGACCCTTTACAATAACATCATCCACTGATAAAGTAGACACTAGAGCTAGAGGAAGATTACTTGCAATTAAAATAGAAAATGATGCTATAGGTGAGACTTGGCGTTATGGAACATTAAGAGTAGATATAAAACCAGATGGAAGAAGATAATGGCTAGAATAACTTCATACATACCGGAACCAAAAGAAGAATATGATGTTGAAAACCAAAGACAAATTCTTCGTGCAGTCGATACAATTAAAACTGAATTAAATTTTTCATATCAAGATGATTTAAGAAAAGAATTAGAAAGATTTACTTGGTATAACATGAGATTTGGTTGCTAACATGTCTTGTAATAATGTAAATACAACAGGTGGAACTAGTCCAGGTAC